ATGGGGTTTCCATTTGGCCAAGAAACGGCCGACTGACTTGGTTGCCTTCTCATCAAAGAATGGCACTTGGAGATCTGATACAAACGCTATGCGCTTAATCTTCATCCTCATCTGGAGTAGGAATAATTGGGATGATCCCTTTGTCGCCTACGATCCAGTCAGGCATGGACTCAGGATTATCCATTAGATAAAGCGCACATGACTCACTAAATCCAGCCTTGCGTGCAGCTCTAAACATTTCATGTTTGGCAATATAGAAAACCTCTAATTTACTTAAAGGCTCAGGAGTGTGGCGAACTACTCTCCGGTTGACTTTTTTTCGTTTAGTGTGTTTCCGTGTGTTCGCCATAACAGAAATTATCGCTTACTGATTAAGGTGAACAGATCATCAACACGCTGTTCAAGTCTAGTAATTTGATCTTTCATTGAACTGCCTGAGTTCGGTTTAAGTTCGCTTAGGAAACTTTTAATAACCCATCGTAGAGCCAGCAATAAAGCGGTTGCGATACTTATAACGCCAACGCCAAATGCGACTAATTCGTTCGGTGTCATTTTTCGCTAAGACCATAATCTGCTTCACTCCCGGACTTTGGATCTAATGCCTTTGCAATAGGCGCAACAATTGCACCAAGCATAGTTGCATAGGCTGGATGAATGTCAGCCACGATTGCTAAAGCAACTGTTATTCCACTAGCTGCCACAGCTCTCAAATATGACTTAATTGCTGCTTTGTGTTTTTTAGATAGTTTCATTAATTGCCTTTCAGTAGTGGGATGTCGAACTTCTCGCCAGTTTGATTTGGTTTAAAACTAATGTGAATGTGTTTATGATGTGGATTAATGCCACGATACTTAACCCAACGCCAAAGCGACTTTGCTGAACATATTTTACCAGCGTGGATTATGTAAGAAATACGCTTATCTTTTTTTGCTGTGAGTCGAAGCTGATCTGCCAGAGCATGACTAATCCCTTGTTCGTCAGAAAGGCCAGAGTCAATATCGAGCGCGCAAACTTCGGCTGTGTCTGGTCGTGGGTTGTGATCCGATTTTCGAAGTGCATGTTTACTATCAGAAATCCACCCATCGCTGCGCTTATCGCGATCCAACCATGTTTCATTTATTTGGTCGCGTAGCGTTTTAGCAGCTTTAGATAGGTAAGGCTTCATTAGCCAAGTAGCAATTTTGCTTCATCAGCAGTCAAACCTAAGCGATCAAGGATTGCTTGGCGTTCAGCTTCTTTTGCTTGAGTTTCAGCTTTTGCTGCCTTAGCATTTGCTCGATCAATTTCCATTTGAGCAATTTCCTCAGCGTTAGCATCCCTAACAATTTCCTCGCCAGTTTCGCAATTAACAATTTTAACTTGTGATGTATTAGTTTTACTCATTTTATGATACTCCGTAAAGTAGGGCTGTGCCTGATGTAAAATTACCAGTTTCCATAAATAATGTTATTGATGAGATAGCAATAGTTTGATTATGAATTAAATGATATTTATTAACACTTACGCTCGTGTTTAATGCTGAATCAACATTTATTGATTCTGAAGTTCCAAATTTCCAAGTAACTGTGTTTGTATAATCAAATAAATTTATTACTGTTAAATTTTGTGTAACTGCGTTATCTGTTGCTTGTGTTAAATCACGAAATCTTGTTTGTCCAAAAGTGAATGTTCCATTTGCCGTGCTATATGCCACAACCGTATATCTATTTGCGCCACTATCGCCATTTAATCTCATTTCTAAAATTTGATTATCTGTTGCAGGCAATAAATCTCTAATTACTAATTGTAAATTTTTGTAGGTTTGTGGGATTGAACTTAACACAACTGATGCACCTGATAAAGTTGTTGTGCTAATTAAGGTCATACCACCGCTAGCGGCTGGAGTTGCCCACTCTGGTGCAGTTGCCCCAGAATTAACTCGCAACACTTGATTGGCTGTTCCAATCGCTAATCTTGCTACTGTGTTATCGGCAGTTCCATAAATCAAATCTCCAGCAGCATCAACTAAAGATTTGTTAATTGCTGCTCCAGCATTTGTAAATACTGTGCTATCGATTGCAGTTCCAAGTGATCTAATTGCTGCTGCGCCATCTTTGACCAGCGCGGTGTCATCTGGAGTAGTCCAGCTATAATTGGTAGTGGTTGCCATTTTATCCTATCCTCATGCGACTATTGTAGCGTATTCCCAAGTTAATGTTGGGTCTATTGTGTTCCAAGCCTCTGTTATTGGCGTGGTATTCCAACGCATCGCCACTTGGCTAAATGCAACTGGAGAAACATTGATCGTTAAAAACAGCTCATTGAACCGAGTGCTCCATGACCAGCCTTCAACATAACCTTCAAATTCACCACCTGATATTTGGTTAGGTAGATTAGTTAAATAAACTGGCAAGCCCATAAAGACACCTAATAAAGCATCTCGATCTGAGTTGTCAATTTCAGGGTTGGTTATTGGGAAAGTGATCGATTGGAACTTAGGTAATGGATAAGCTCTTTGAGCGATATACCGATCAGCAATTGCTTGAGCATCTACTGAACCTTGAATTCTTGAATTAATAGTTTCTGCTTTATAACCATAAAGGGCAATTGAAGCGGCATCTGTGGCAGTTTCCTGTGAATTAAAGTTATTGCCATAATTGATATAAATATCATTCCTAACATCACCTGAGCGCATAACTGTGGAAAGGCCAGCACCTAAAGCATGACCAGCATCTAAATCAACATAACCATTTGTAAGCAGATAGTTTTGCCTATGGTCAGCATCGGCATAGCCTATGTTTCCTGCATTATCCTCATAAATGTAACCAAAGGCAGAATTGGCAATATCTGCAACAACATTGTAAATCGTGTCAGTAACATTTGATTGAGCAGTCATTGTGTAAAGGCCGGGTTGATCAATATCGCCTAATCCTAAATTGACTGCATTTTCCCAAGTTTCAGTTGGATTATAAGTTGCCCAAGTTGTAGCTGCTGGCACATCATTCCAAGTGCCAAGTAATACGCTAGACAAAATTGCATAAATTTGATTGCCATCTTCATCTTGAGAAATGTTATCGTTCCAAATTTCTTTGGCTATTCTTGCAAGTGATCCCATAGCGATTATGGTGTATTCGACAACTGTGGCAACAGATCCAGTAGCACCCACCGCAACAGTTACATCCGTAATGTCGCCACCAAATAGGCTTACATAAGTTCCTGCGCTGTTTTTGACTTGTAAATCTAAGCTGTCATTAATGTCAAAAGGTAATGTTTGACCATTTAAGGCCACTAAACTTATTTGAACATAAGATGGATTTGGTTGTGAGTAAATATCATCACGACCAGCCTGATGCTGAATATCGCTAATTGCTATGTCAGTATAATCGACTCCACTGACAATTAGTTTCCAATCAGGATTCCATACTGTCATGGTTACTTCTTAACGGCTGCGCGTGAAAGATATGGGTTTGATCTTGCTGCACTATCATTTACAACCTTAGCAACAGCTCTTGCAGCACCTTCGCCATCGATTGCATTAACAGTTATGTTTGTAACGCCTTGACCTGTGGTATAAGCACCACTTGCTCTTGGAACTGATGGTAATGATGACCTCGCAGCTGATGGAGCAGGGTTTGGAATTGAGCCTACATTTACACCAGGAATTATATTAACCACTCTGATTAACTCATTTGCTAGTGATACGACTAAGCCAATCGCTTCTCTCAAGAATGTAATAAATCCTGAAATAATTCCAGAAACAACTCCTATTGCTTTACCAAATGACTCTGCACCTCTTTGAGTTTCGCTAAGGCTGGCACTTAATCCTTCATCACCAGTTAATCCTGCAATAAAAGCATTAAGAGTTGGAATTCCTTGATCATTTAAAAATGTAATAAATTGCTCAACTGCTGGCAATAAAGCAACGCCTAAACTTTCCTTTGCTTCGTCAAATCCTACTTTTAGTCGATCAATTTTTCCTTGAAAAGTTTCAGCATTTGTAGCTGCTGCTCCACCATATAACTCTGCTAATTTGGCTTGAACTTCGGTGAAAGATAATGTTGATAATTCGGCCTTGCTTAATCCAAGTCCTAATCTACCAAGAGATGTAACATTTCCATCTTGAGCACGACCTAAAGCATTTGCAACAGTTTCTAAATCTTTACCTGATGCAGCACTAATATCTAAAGCAAGAGTTAATAACTTTTGGGCTTCCTCAGTAGATTTTGTAGATACTGCCAATCTTTGCATGGCAGGACGCAATTTATCATCTGCAACACCTGTCGCTAAAGAGGTCTTAAGGATCATGTCCTCAGTTGCCCTTATTTGGGCATCAGTAGCCCCTGTGGCCTGTCTTAAAGCATTGGCTAACCTTAACTGTGCCTGTTCATCCTCTATCGCAGCCTTGACCCCATCAACGGCTAATTTGCCAGCATAGGCAACGGCAGCAGCAGCAGCGACAGCAAAAGCAGCAGCAGCCTTCTTTCCAAACTCACCAATTTTACTTGAGTTGGTTTCAACGGCTTTATCAGCTTCGCCTAACTTCTTTTTTAAGTCATCTACATCAGCAAGGATTGATAACTTTAATGTGCGATTACCGGTTGCCATTAGACCCATTCCTTAATAATGCGAGTAAAACTTTCTTCCCACTTGTTAATCAATTCAGGCTGAATTCTGCGAAGGGTTGGATAAATGAACCATCCGCGAGATCCACGACCTGACCGCCCAGAATATGTAGGGAACTGTTTGAATTTATTTGAACCAAACTCAACACCACCCCATAGGGTTTGCGTAGTAGCACCACCTGAAAACTTTTGTCTGGCGAATCCATAACTGAACTCACCGATCTTGCTTGATTTTTTAATGCTAACGCCATCCGCGACTCTTTGCGCAACCGCGCCTGCCTTTGTTCTACCTCTAGCTGCTTGCTTAATTTCCTCAGATGCAAAATACGCCAGAGCAGCAGATTGACGGCGTGCTTCATCAGTAGCTTGGTCGTCCATAAGTTTAAAAGCCTTATAAATATCGCGCAGGTCTTTTTTATTGTAGGCGATTGTTTCATTTGCCATACCTCTGCTCCAATACTTCTATCGCTGTCAAAATGTCGTCTGAATCAACCCATTCACTCATTGGTATTTGTGTGGCTATTGCCAACTCAACCAATAATCTACTTAGGCTTCCTGCTGGATGACTTTTGGGTCTGCATCACCGACAATTACATCGGCAACTGTTTCCATCCATACTTCAAATCCTTTTACTGGTTTTCCTGCTGCTTCTCGCTTATGTGCGTTATAAGCCAAAAACATTAGATCCCACATACCAAGTTTTTCTTTTGCTTGGCTTATGGTATGACCAGTTGTCTTCTCCCACTTTGCCCACTCAGGCGGTTGGGCTACATAAGTGGCTTGCTCGCCTGAGTTATA